TCAGGAAGTAGGGGGTAAATGTGTGGGACTACGTTTCCCACACACATTTCCCCTCTCCCTACTTCTCCAGACATATGGACAGTGGTTCTGAGAAAGTAATTAAAAGTCTAAAAGTCAAAATAGAAGTGTAAAACTAGGAAATGGAAGTGAAGCGATGACTAACAGCAAGAGAAAGGGTGCAAAAGGCGAGTTAGAAGTGGCCAGGCTCTGCAGGGCGGAAGGCTATGAGGCCCGCCGTTCAGCGCAGTTCTGTGGAAACACCCCTGACGGCACGGCTGACGTGGTAGGCCTGCCAGGCATCCACATCGAGGTCAAGCGTGTGGAGCACCTTAATCTCGACGATGCCCTTGACCAGGCACGGAGAGACGCGGCAAAGACGACAGGAAACCTGCCGACAGTATTCCACCGCAAGAATAACACGGGCTGGAAAGTTACGATGGACGCCGAGGATTGGTTCAAACTTTACAGGGAATGGGAGTCTGGAAATGAACGATAAGGATAAGGCCGTCATTAAAGCAGTTATCACCATTAAAGACTATTGTGTTATCCATGGCTGCGACGGTTGTGCCATTGAATTATTTTGTAAGAGCAAATTTTCCCCGGGAGGACCAATTCCTGCGGGGTGGGATCTGGATCTGCTTGAGGAGGAATGACAACATGATAAGTGAAAATGAGCTAATGATAGCGGCGGCGTTACTAAAAAGCAACTGTAAGTGCAATGGAGATACTTGCGAAGGCTGTATATTTTATCCCGATGATCCCGAAAAAGGATGCTGCTTATCATACATTCCATGTGACTGGGAACTGCCAAAACGTCATGAAGAAAAATTCCATGATTCGGTCCACCACCCACCTCATTATTCATGGAGAGGGTTTGAAGGCATTGACTTAATCAAGGAATTTGTGAAAAAGCAAAAAGATTCCTTCCTTGCTGTCTGTGAAGCGAATATTTTAAAATATCTTATTCGCTACCCGATGAAAAACAACGTGGAAGATCTGCGCAAGGTTGCTGAATATGCAACCATGGCGGCAGATTATCTAGAAGAAAATGGTGGCGAAGAAGATGCTTGAACCGCTGATCTATTGCTATCGCTTGGACAATGACTATATCCTATACCGCAAAGTCAAGGACGGCCTTTGGGGTATCGCTAAGGGGACTGACAGCGTTTTCAATCCTCAAGACGTGAAGAAGTGGTACGGTAGCCGCATCAAAGCCATGAATGCGATGAAAAGGACAGAAAAATAATCATTGGAGGTGCAGCATGGAGCCAATGACAAGAAGGAGCCATCCCTTATCCAGGCAGGAAATCAAGGAAATCATGAGGATGCCCGTTCCTATTTTCAGGAAATGGATCATGACTTATTCCATGACGGTTTACAACCTGGGGGTTGACGATTGCAAGGAAATCCTGCATGACGAGTTCGGCTTTGGAGAGAAAAGGATGCAGCGCTTCATCAGGTCCCATGGATGCCTTTGGACCTGGCGGCGGGCCTGTCAGTCAGCCTGCGAAACCGCAGGGACCGAAAGTGGAGCAGCAAAATTATTTCGAAGAAGAATTCCCGTTTTGACGAAAGAAGGCGTGAAGAATGAGAATTGGAACGAAGAAACAGCCTGAATCAGTGATCTTGCAGGCGGTGAGGAACGCTCTCACGATTGACGGCTATGACGTGACGAGGCATCAGCAGGGACTTGGGAGTAGGCGAGGATTTCCTGATCTTACAGCGCTGAACGACGGAAAAACGTTGTATGTCGAAATCAAAACAGCCACGGGCAAACAGTCGCCGTGGCAGGTTGAATTTCAAAAAATCTGCGAGCAGCACGGCGGGACCTACATTTTGGCTAGGTCAGTTGACGATATTAAACCGTGGCTCACAAGAGTCAGACCGCTTTTTTAGGAGGGGGAACGATGGATTTTTTAATTGGCGAAGATGTAGCTGTTCGAATGCAGGATGTGGTCGCTGTCTATATTAGGGCAGCGACGCTCCCGGCAGGACAAAACAGATTTTTTGTTTTAGCTAAAATCCGCAACTCGGATGATGCCATCAGCCTGGCGACCTGCGAAACGATGGATGAGGCGAATGAAGTCCTGAAAGATGCGGTCAAGAAAATCCAAGAAGAAACCGAGGAGGAATAAACAATGAATCAAAAAGAATGTCATGAATATTGTCAAGGACTGGCGGCTGCATTGAACGATATGGGGGGAGAAATCGAGGAAGTTCTCATGGAGATTTATTCCATGGCCATCCAAGCGCACAGCGTGCCAAAGCCGGGAAAGATTGACTGCAGCGAAGACGTGCGGTACGGGCTCAAAGAGTTTCAAAAGTCATTAAAAAGACAGCGCAATACGTGGAAGTCCGTGATTGAACAGATGGAACTCTTGATTAAGGCTCTCGACTTATGACAGGACGGGATTTTTTAAAAAGTTTGAGAGAAGACAACTTCGCGCTCAAGTCCTTGGAAGATCGCATTGTCGAGCTGAAAAACAATCTCTACAGGATCAAGTCCATTAACTACTCGAAGGACAGAGTCGATGGCGGCGTGCCGTCAGATATCGCAGACCGAATCGGCATGATCCAGTCCTTGGTCGATGAGGCTAATGATAGGTGGGATTCGCTGATAAAGAAAAAGAGAATGGCACTTTCTATCATCTTCGAAATCAAGGATGGGCGCTATCAAGCTATCCTGGAGGAGCGCTATATCAATATGCGGTCGTGGAGCTTCATCGCGCGGCGAATTGGCTATGAAGAGAGCCAGACTTATCTGCTCCACAAAAAAGGACTCAATGTCTTTGATAGGATTTTTGATGAGAGAGAAAAAGTGCGTAGTGAATCGTAGGAGTCTCTCGTGATATCATGTAAGCTGTAAGAAGTGAGAGACAAAACGACCCTCGTCCCTGCTTCGCATGATGTTCACCTCCTTTCTAAGATTTAAGCAACGTACCGGAAACGGCCCCCGCAAATGCGAGGGCTTTTTTCGTGGAGGGATTTTTTAGAAAGGATTTTTTGGGAAAAGAAAATGGCAAGAGATTTTGCAAAACGGTTTTATGATTCAAAAGCGTGGAAGGATTTAGCCAGGCTGATTCGAGAAAAGAAACATTTTATCTGCGATAAATGCGGAAGACCTGGAGCACATCAGGTGCACCACATCATTGAGCTGACTCCGGACAACATCAACAACCCGAGCATCAGCCTCAACCCGAGGAACCTGATGCTGCTTTGCAACGACTGCCACAACAAGCTGCACCATCGCTTCGAGCAGGGAGCCAGCAGCAGAAGCTACAGCTACGACAGCGAGGGGCATGTGGTGGCTGTTCGGGAAAAGGAGCGGCGGCGCTGACCCACCCCCCCGGGGTAGCTTTTTCGGCGGGGGCAAAACGACCCGTCCCCCACTCTTGCGTGCGATACAGGCAGTTTCCGGAGGGGGTGTAATCAACGTGAAAGGAGGCGAAATGGATGGCGGACGAGAAAACAAGGCGAGGAGCCCAAACACGATATATTAACCAGCTGAAGAAAATCTTCAACGGATCCCCCAGACAAGCGGAAGCGATGCTCCTCATCAAAAGAGCAGCGTTTTTCCTGGCATCTCTGGATGAGCTGGAGCACATCATCCAGAAAGAAGGGTATGTGGATACCTACAAGAACGGACGGAATCAATCCGGTACGATGGCGTCGGCATCCCTCAAGGCCTACAAGCTGTCCATGGATGGCCTCCTGGCCACGCTGAAGAAACTGGAAGACATTGCTCCGAACCAGGAAGGAGCAGATGAGCTGAAGGCTTTCCTGAATAAATGACGTCCGCAATTGAGGAATACAATGATGTGCTCCAATCAGGAAAAATCAAGGCCTGTAAAAAGCTGAAAGCAGTCTATCAACATTTGGCGAAAAACATCCAGCATCCTGGAAAATTCCATTTTGACCAAAAGGCAGCTGACAGAGCTGTGACATTCATCGAGACTTTCTGCTGCATTCCAAAGATGCGGGGAACCCCTCGATTTAAATTAGAACTTTGGCAAAAAGCCCTGGTGGAAGCGACGTTCGGCTTCGTCGATGACCAGAACCTCCGGCAATACCGAGAGGTTTTTCTTTTTATCGGTCGAAAGAACGCAAAATCAATCCTGGGCGCAGCTATGGCCCTTTATCTTTTACTAGTTGATGGCGAAGATGGACCGGAAATTTATACGGCAGCGACGGACAGATCCCAGGCGAAAGTGGTCTGGGAATACGCCATCTCGATGATCAACCATGACGCCAGCTTAAAAAAATACCTCCGGCCCAAGGTCAATCTGATTGAATGCAAGGAAAATGGCGGAAAATTCGTCCCGCTGTCAAAGAACTCCGGCTCCCTGGATGGGCTAAACGTCTCCGGAATGTTTCTGGATGAACTCCATGCCATCAAGGACCGGAATATGTACGACGTCCTGAAGGGCGGCACCTACGCACGGAGCCAGCCTTTGACTGTAATCATGTCAACCGGCGGTTACTACGAGCAGGACAGCCTGTTCGACACCAAATACAGCGAATACATGAGTATTATCGACGGCTACAGCACCGGCAGATATGTCGACGAGTCAACCCTTCCGATCATCTACGAGCTGGATTCCAAAGAAGAAGTCGTGGATCCGTCCAACTGGATAAAGGCCAACCCGAACCTGGGCGTCAGCAAGAATCCAGAGCAGCTGGAACGGGAATTTAACCGTGCAACCCTGGATGAAAAAACCATGCGTGACCTGCTGGTGAAGCAGTTCAACTTCAGGGAGAACGCCCGGGATACCTTCTTCAACCTGGAAGATGTGGAAAACAAAGAGACATTCAACCTGGACGATCTCTCAGGGATGTATTTCTTTGGCGGCGTCGACCTGTCCGAGACCACTGACCTCACATGTGCGACCGCTGCCTTCCCTGTGAATGATCCGGAGACGGATGAACCCAAGCTGATGGTTCATCAGATGTATTGGATCCCCGAAGATACCCTTCAGGAGCACATCGAAAAGGATAAAGTGCCCTACGACGTTTGGATCCGCAACGGATGGGTGAGAACCTGCCCAGGGAATGTTATTGACCAAAAAGAAGTCGTCAACTGGTTCCAGGAACT